CCAGGGTGTGGGCGAATACTCGCCGCGATTCGAGTCTATTGACGAGGCCCGTGAGTGGGCAGAAGCGAACCAGTATAAGGGAGGTGAGGGATGAAGCGACTCAGATACGAGTGGGACATTGAAGATATCGACGAGGACGGCACCATCAGCGACCACCACCACCGAGACAAGCTGAGTGAGTTCTTTGAGTTGGGGTTTGCGGATGACTTCGCCGCCGCACTCAAGGGCTTGGGATGCCAACTGGTGCTGGTCCGCGACACGGTGGATAAAGATTACGGCATTGTCTTCCGGTCGTGGGCCTACGTGGAAGACGGCAAGCTGCCCGTGTTCTCACATGACGGATGCGGTCGCCGCGCTGCCAAGGTTCCACAGCGGTTCCACAGGGAGCTTGCCTCAACCCTGAAGAAGACAGGAGGCGAGTCATGAGTTGGGGCAAGTACGAAGTTCAGATCATCACATCGAAGACAGCCCCCGATGCACAGGCCGCGCTGAGTGATGTGCTGCATGACATCAAACGCAAACCAGCCTTCGGTGCCATCGTCAAGAACACACAGACAGGCGAGGTCGTTGCCATCGACATCGTGACCCGTGAAGTGTTCGACAGATGGACTGACACCAAGGTCGTGGAGGTGGCGTCATGAGCAAATCAATAGAGTTTGCAGTGTCTCGGTACCGAGGAACCAGGCACCCCGCTTATTGCAAGATGGAGGTGTCATACGTTCTGGATGGCAGTGAGCGAGGCTTTCACATCACTGCATGCAAATGGATTGAGTACGGAGACGGTCGCACACCTGAAGTCTGGGACAGCGAGATGGATGATCTTGGCAACGAAATAGCCAAGGTGCGCGGGCGAGGTGGCAAGTGAGCGCCAAGAACCCCCGTACACTGGCAGAGCTAAGGGCAGACCCACGTGTGCTATCAGTCCACCAGGAGATTGACGGCTACGGTGACACCGAGCAGGAGCAAGAGGCACCATCGTGGTGGGTTGGACTGAGAGAAGGCCTGATTACTAGCAGGGGGACTAACTCCATCCACACCAAGACCATAGCCGAGGCATGCGCTGAGATGCGCGACGTGGAGGTGGTGTCATGAGCAAGCCAACCGCTGATACCAGCACCCCAACGTGGCAGGGTGGGCCACGCACCTGGAGGGGAAGCCCTCCACTCAAAGGAGTAAAGGACATGGAATCAATCCAGATTGAGAACATGCCTGGCACATTCATTGAGGTCATCGAAACGTCCACTGCTGGCTACATCGTTGGCGTCATCCACATCGAGGAGTCGGTGTTGGTTGAAGCCACAACCACAGAGGACTGGAGCACGAGGATTGCGGGGGGGGCCTACGCCCTGCACGACCTGCTTCTCCAGCTTTTTTGGCTCACTTCTGAAAAGGTATCATCCTACCTAGAAAGAAGCGTGCAGATGCCCGGTGACCAAGCCAAGGTAGAGTTTCTTCAGCAACTGATGAGCGACCTTTCTGACCTGCGTCAGACAGAGACCATCAGAGCCAACGCTGCCGCCGAGCATCAGGCCCGGCAGTAGACCAGGCTGGGCCGCTGATTCGCAGCAGTCAGCGGCCCCGCCCGCACCAACCGATAACAACCCTCACCGGGGGCGCAAGCCCCCACCCCAACAACAACAGGACAACAACATGACACGAATCACATCCACTTATCGCCGCTACTCCCGCCGCCGTCACCTCCGCACCTTTGGGGGTGCATGATGCCGCGTTCACTATGGGCAGACCCCGATGGGGTCGAGTGGGACTTGGATGACCGTGACCTTGATCACATTCATCACAGCAGCGGACCCCCGCCAGAGTCGGAACCAGACGAGTGGTTCGGTGAGGAAGACGACAAGGAAGAGGAAGCGCAACGCCAACTCAAGACAACCCGCGAGATCCGCGAGGAAGAGCACGCCAAGGGAGGTGAGTGATGCCCGCTGCCCTATCTGACCAACCACCACAGCGAACCTAAACAGGAGAACCACGTGATACAAACCGAAACACACGTTGCACGCAAAACTATGTTCATCGGTGACGAAGAGATAGAAGTCACAGTCACAATGGACATCGTCGTGGAGACGCCGACATTCGATTCACCAGGCGGATGGACCCTTAAAAGGTGGCACGCCTGCGATGAGAACGAAGACGATGTTGAGGTCGCTGAGTGTGAGATAGAACGCTTGGCGGGCGATGCGCTATCGTCAGGGCGCTCACTCAAGTGTGCTCGCCCAATGACATGACATACCCTCCCCAAAGGGACGGCGCGGGCGGCGTCGTGGGCTGAACCGGAGACCTGCACCTCTGGATCGCCACCGCCCAATCTCAACAACAGGCAACTAAACCAAGGAATCACACGATGGAAAGAACACACATGCTTGTCGTCCTCAATGACGAGAAGACCTACAGCAACATGGAGGGCACCATCTTGGTACTCTGCAATCAAGAGCAGGTCGATGCTGCGGACGCATCAGGTGACCCGCTGGATGCACACAAGGCCGGGGCCATCGCCATTGATCTTGCTGGCCTCATCCGTGTAGCGGTCAAGATGGGAGCGCTTGCTCCATACGAGAACCCGCCGCAGGGTTGGGCCGACGTGGTGCCCGAAGAGTGACGGCTTCTCTCTGCCGCCGCATGCCCGACTTGACTCACGTGGGTGTGGCGAATACGATAGGTATACCGAATAACACCACAACAAGACGACCGCTCAATAGGAGGGAGGATGTCAAACATAAAAGAACTGGTTGCCGCTGCGGATGGCGCGACCGCTGTTTTTCTTGCAGTAAAGCACGACAAGCAGCTTGCTGGAACAGTAACTCGAACACAGAAAGGCACGCTCCACCGTGAAGGTAGGCCGCTTGGGGACAACGACCTCGCCAGCATACTTGTCTACCTGACCGGAAAGTATGGCATCAAGCCAAGCAAGTGGGAGCTAATGTCGGGACTGATAGCAGCATCGCAAACAAACAGAAGGCGAACAAAACGCAGGCCACCAGAACCGCAGTTCATTCAACAAGTAGAACAATGGCTCAAGGGTCATTCTCCATCAGCAGGCAATCTAAAGATCACAACAGAGAGGATAGCAAAAGACATAGCGAAAGAAGAGTTCGAGGCCAACGCGCGCGGCGTGGAAATGAGAATCGCTGGCGCACTCAGGGCTCTCGGTATGCAGTCAAGACGAATCATGGTGAACGGAACAAGGCGTTACCGGTGGTTCCCGACTAAAATAACTTGACGAAGTCAGGCATAGTGACTAAGCTCTCAGAGCAAGCAACAACAACAACAACAGGACATGACATGAACAACCTCACACCAGAAGAAGTTCTCGCCATAATGAAGGCGGTATCAACCAAGGAGTCCAAGGAGGCCCGCAGCGCTATAGAGAATGACTCTCAAGTCGAGGTCAATACTCTTGTTCGAGTCAAGGGTATTCTCAAGCGAGGCCAAGCCTTTGATTCCAAGGGCACCAGCCGCATCCCGTGGAAGGTAGCCATTGCCCTGCTGCTCAAGCGCTCAGGCGTGACGGGCCCTGGCTCCATCGAAGTGCTCACGGAAGCTATCCGCGATGCCGTGGCGATGGACACGAAAGCCAGGGACAAGCTCTTGGAAGAGGATGGCATTGGTGATGCGCTCCAGATTGTGAACAAGGAGCTTTGTGAGAAGCTTCCGCCCATCCACAAGGACGGGAACATTAGCTTTACCGCGCAGGTGGTGGAGGCAGTTCGGCAGCCCACATTGGTGACTGACGAGGAAGACAGCAACAACGAATCCGGCACTGAAGCCGCGAAGTAGGAGGCCACTATGGCACACAAGAGAACCGGCAATAAGGTGAATGCACAAGACTTCATCACCGCTTGGCAAACCGCCGAGTCAGTGGAGGAGGTTTCAGAGAGGCTGGGTATGACCAAGAGCGCTGCGATGACGCGAGCCAGCAACTACCGCAGGGTCCATGACATACCGCTCAAGAAGTTCTATCGGTCCAGCAGGCTGGACAAGCAAGCGCTTCGTGAGCTTGCCGCCTCACTCGCAACACACGCGAAATAGTCAATAGGTCGGGGAAAGACCGGGGTGCATCCTGTGCCCTTGGACCCAGCAGGGAGGCTTGTGGGTGGTCGAATAGAAGCCTCATTTATCCTGCCCACAGGCAGCAATCAACTAACCCCCAACCAGGCCCCTTCGGGGGCCGCAGAGGGACAACGTGACTGCATACGAAACATGGAAGGAACGTCTAAGCGCGTTTGTGAAAACGTGGAGAAAGGAAAACCCGGAACACTACGTGCAACGCATGCTTGACGGGAAAGAGTGGGAGCGCTGTCAACTGGATTGGCACACGCGCAAGGACGATGCGATCCAGAAGTGGAAAACAGAAAATCCCGCGCCCGCATTGACCCATCAGGAACAACAAGATCGGGACGCTATCAACGCGGCGCTATGTCAACTCCAAGGGGGCAACAAATGAGCAACCCACTACAACCGGGCTGCCTGTATGGCATCGACGAAGACACCCGACAAGACCAACTTAGACGGCTACGGAGGACAGCGAGCGAAGCGTGGCTGGACCATATCAGTGGCGAGGGTTTGGATTATCTGGGCATGAATGAAACCGCGAAACGGAAATACTCAAAACGCCGTCAAGCATTCATGGACCAATACAACGGAGGGTCAGGCATTGATACGTCGGGTTGGCTCAAGAACGAGAAGGCGCTCCATGAATCTTACAGCGAGTGGGTCAAGCGAGACAGAGACCGGGAACGCCATGCAGAGGCAACCATCGTATCCCTGCAAGGTCAAGTGGAGGCGCTGCTGTTGGACTATCGCCAGCTTTTTATGAGGGCGGCCAAGCTGGAAGCGGAACTCAAGCAGCTACGCGGCGACGAGTAAGTGATGGAAACAAAACGAGCCAACGCAGAATCGGCGGCAGCCAATCGAGTCAATACAATGCCTGCCATCATGGCCCTGGTAAAGTCCATGGGCGGCAGCTTCCGACAAGCCAGTAAAATCATGGGCGCAAACTACTCTACGCTTTGGCGTCAGAAGGAAGGCAAGAAGAACTGCCCGTCACTGGACGCGCTGGTTTTGTACGCCAACAGAGTGTATGCCAGAACCGGCATTAAAATGGTTGTGACGGTCACTCCTGACATGAGCCTTTACTACACACTCACTGATAGCCATGATGAATCGTCGTTTGGTTGAGCCTTGGTAGCACGCTACCAATAGATCGCCCGCAAGGACTGATCATCTTTGCACCTCTTACGAGGTGACTTCGCACGCCAAAAGCCGGGGGCCCCCATGTGGATTGAGCAAGCAAGACAAGTCTCTCTAAAAGCAGCAGCAAAGGCAGTTGGGCTAACTGTTGCACGGAATAGCCTGGCACCCTGCCCAATGTGTATAGCCGTCACCCGTGGAAGTAGCGATAAGCGTGGGCCGATAGGCTTCACCAGAGACGGCTATGGATGGATGTGTCACCATTGCGGGGCCAAGGGTGACGTTGTTGACCTGATCTCAATCAACACTTGCGGAAATCTTTTCCGAAACATCAACAAAGACCAGCAATCAACTGTTCGAGACTGGTTTTCAGAACGTGGCGCTTGCCCCGGCTCCAGTGGGGCCGACTATATCAAGCCGACCAATAAGCTTCTGCCAAAGCGTGATGAACGGCAGCCAGAGCAACACAACGAACGCCCACCACAGGACGAGTTGCAGCGGCTTTGGGCAGCCACCCTCTCAATAGTGGACGGCCTTGACCTACCGCCAAAGTTTTCCAACCCACTAAACGACTGGATGATTCGTCGAGAGTTTTCACCGATCCTATGTGCGCGACTAAACCTTGCCCGCGTCCTGCCATGCCCAACAGACTACACGTGGCCGGGGTGGTGGCCACGGTCTTGGGCCGTAGACTACAGATTAGTCCTCCCAGTCTACGAGATGGACGGGACATTTGCCAGCATCCATGGCCGCACTTGCGCCGATGGGGCCGGAAAGCCGAAGACGCGGTGGCCAAAAGGATACAGGGCGGGAAGCCTTGTTATGGCGAACCGCAAGGCGGTTAAGATGATGCGTGGTGATCCTATGGATTTCGGTGAGGATGTTCCAGGCTTAATGGTCTGCGAAGGTTTTACCGACTTTCTTCGAGCAACGCTTACTGCTATGAATGAAGGGCTCGATTTACCGATAATCGCCGGAACATCGGGCTGTTTCAGGCAGCTAAAAAACCTAAAAATCCCCAAAAACCTAAACATCTTTATTGCTACTGATGCTGACAAAGCAGGACACGAGTACGCCGAGATCATTGCCAAGCAACTCGCTGACCACCCTGTTTATAGAATGCCGATGAGTGGTCAGGA